TCATCTTTCCATGCCCTCCACTTCTTTCATGACCTGGGATTGAATGGCCTTGTAAATGTCGGTGCTTTCCTTGTCAAGCCGAACCGGAAGTATAAAAGCCGTCATTGCGTCATCAAATCCGTATTGAAACATAATACCAGTATTTTCCCCTTTAATCCTGGGAGAGATACCCCGGAAGGGCGGTAAAAACCTCTCATTAATCATGCAATAGGTTTTTTCATTGGTAATGACTTTTGCAAAACCGGGTTTTTTACAGCCGCCACGCTTGCAAGCGCAGCTCCATTTGGAAATATAGGCGGGTTCATATTCGAGCGGCTTAAAGCCAAAAAAGATCTTTTCCAAATTCTGAGCCGGTTTATCCTCGCTGGGCAGATCATCATAGGCCAGATCAAAGGCTTTTGCCATCTGGGAAAGAGAGGTATTTTTGAATCGGATAATCATATAGCCGTCACAAAAATAAGTATCTTCTTCTTTTTCGGCCCAATAGCAACGGTTTTTCATGTTGGTATTGGTTTTCTTGCTATCCTTGTAAAAACGCTTAAAGGCGGGAATTTCAATCCCCATAAAATCACGAATTGCCATTTTAATACCCTCCGTCAAAAGAAATAAAACAAATTGGAACTTCTGGCAGTAATTGCGTAGTAATTGCCGCTCTCCCGGCCCTGGAGCAATCCCCCATTCAGGCCATACACGCCGGAAGAATAACCGATTTTCTCAACCGGTTCTGTTATGCTTTTAGGGTCACTGTCGGTAATGTCCTGGGCCATTCTGAGCCGTACAAGCTCTCGAAGCTCTCGCAAGGTGTATTTTCTCATCGTCCTGCTGCCCCCTTTACTAATTCTTGATAAATCAAATGAGTTAAAAGCCGTTCAGCTTGATCTTCGGTATATTGCGCCCGTTCCCGCTCCGATTGCTCCAAAATGTCTCCCAAATCAGCCACGGCAGAACGGTTATAGTAATAGCAAGTATCTAACACGCTGGGAAGACCCTGGCACCAATCCACGAAAACCGCTTCATTGGTAAAACCTTTTGCGGCCTGGTATTCTGGGGAATACTGCTTTTCACTGGCGTGAACTTCAAGAATGAAACGGGAAACATTCTGGAAAGTGCAAGGGCCGGTAAAATCATAACCGCAGGGGTCGAAGTGATCTAAAATGTATTGCCGCACATTCAAACGGGCTTGTTTATTTGTCGTTTTCATCGTTAAATTCTCCTTTTTTATATATTTCGCTCCACTTTCCAGATATAGCCTTGACACGCTGAAATGCGTATTTCTCCGGCCTTGCGTGGAAAGTGTACGAAGATTTAATTTACAAGGTACATTTCAGATATTTCTGAACTGATTACAGTATATCAGATATATCTGAACTGTCAATAGGTTTTCATAAAATATTTCAGAAATTTCTGAAACACTATTGAATAGTAGAAAATGTGTACTTTTTCAGACATACCAGAGGCGGACGGCTCCGGCCTATCCGCCCAGGACACCTACTGCCTGATCTGGATATAAGAAACCGCCGAACCTCCTATCACGGGAGATCGGCGGTTCTTTCATAGTCGATAGTCGCTGGTGATAGTCGGAAAGTCGCTCACTCTTCTGAGTCATAGTCGCTGGCCGCAGCTTCGATATACTTCTGCTGTAACTCTTCCGCAGAAGCGGCCTCCCCAAGTTGATTGTTCGGGGTAAGAACAACCTCCTGTTTGTCCTGATAGCCAAAGTGATTTTTCATCAGGAAGATAGCGGCCACCGGATTGATCTTCCCGTTTTGAGCATAATCTTCCATTTGAGCGTTCAAAAATTGGTACGCCTTTTTTATAAAGTTACGGCTTTCATTGGGGAGATAGGCACTATCTACACCATTAGCCCAAGCCCAGATAGTTTTTCTATCCACTCCAAAGGCTAATGCTAACCCTGCTACACTTGGCTTCATATCGTCCTCAGAACAGATTTGCAGATACATACCTATCCGCTCTTTCACCTGTTCAGATTCCTTCATATCCACAGACGGCCAATCCCACATTCTCAAAGAATGTTGAAGATACTTTCGATTGTCACCCGGCTCAGTCTGCACACTCATTGCCGCAGTTCGATCAGGACGCTTATTCCCACCAGTACCCTTCGGACGGCCACGGCCCCGAGAGGGGGTCGGAAGGTCTACAATCTTTTCACTCATATCTGAACTCCTTCCACTAATTATTTTCAGTTGTCTTGGTGAGTTTGGTGAATAATTTAGGCTTTTTGCAGTAAAGTCCTCTATATATCACTCTCTATAAGGGGGTTTATACAAGAATTTATAAAAATAGGGGGTAAAAACTGCCTCAAACCCTTGCGCCCCAAGGCTTTCCGCTGGTGGCGGATTATTCACCAAATTCTTCACCAAACCTCACCAGAAAAAAAATATATTCAGTTATTACTGAATATATTTAACTATGCCGGGTACAACACCACCGATGACGCTCCATCTTTCTCCAACCACTGAAAATAAACCATTTTGTCAACTCGACAGGCTTCTTCAACAGGGTTATCATTCTGGCACATGAGCATTTCCACTTGTGCGTCTTCGGGGACTGTACTCAACTTAGCTCTCAATTCCTTAACCGTCATGGTCATTCTCCCTTCCGCTTTCACAATAGGCTTTTGCTTTCTCACAAAGTCGATCAGTGTTTACCGCATACCCATCAGGAGCAACCTGACAAGCTGAACATTCTTTTTTTTTACAAGTCAAACAAGGGCACTCTCCTGAGTAATGTCCGCATTCCTCAAACAGCATAATCAAGACTCCTTCTTTAAGCCGAACATATCAATCAGTTCATTCATGAACAATTCTGCACACTCGTCATTTCTGAAAGTCGCACAACTGATAATGCTGTTGCCCTTTTCCACACAGAGTCGGGGCCGCTTCACATTGGGGAGGTTATACACTCCGATTTTGGTATCTCCCTTAAAAATCACCAGACCCATGCGGTACACCTTCTTTCTCACACCGGAGGGAGATCATCTTCTCCCTGACCAACTTATCTACCACCCGGCCCACTTCAAAGTAGCCGGACATAGCTGCGAGGCGATCTAAGTTCTTTGCCGTCTGAGCTGTTACCAGCATAGACACCCGGCGCATATTCTTCTTGTTCATATCAAACAGTTCCTTTCAGTTGAATTCCACGGTAGCAAGGGTAGCCAGCGTAGACTGTCCGACCATCGTGCCATTCAGGGTGCATTTCCATATCAGCGTTGAACCGCTTGGCACTACACTGAAAATATCCATTGGACTTACACCAGATTTTATAGGCATTGAAAAGAGCGGTCTGTCTGGTGTAAACTTTCTCCTTCTTCTCGCACTTTTCCTCTAAGAACTGCAATACCAGATCATTGTCTTTCTCGTACTGCTTGACCACCTGACGCATAACCGGGGACATTCTCAGGCCGAACCGCTTATACTTGAAGTAGCCCTCCAAGAGCCAAGTGAAGATACCCTGCATGGCCTCGGGAGTCTGGAATTCCGTTTTCAAGTTTTTGTCCTGCTCGTCCTCAGAGAAATGCCGGTTGAACTCGATCACCCGTACACGGTCAGAGGCGAACAGGCTTTTGTCATTGACTGAGGGAAGATCATTGCAGGAGAGCCAAAGGGTGAACTGCGGGAGGAAGGTAGTAGCGGCTTCGTAGAGGTTTCGAGCCTTGATCTCTTCGCCACCGGTGAGTTGCTTAATTGTTTCCTCGTCCAGCCGTCCATACTGATTGCTCTCCGCCATAGTGACAAACCGCTTGCCCTTCAAAGAGGCCAAGACAGGACTTGCGGCTTCGGCGTTCTTGGAGCGGTCGGACTTGCAGATAATGGACACCGGGGACACGGAGGCATAATCCCCGAGAAGGTGGTGAATGGCACTCAGAAGAGTAGACTTGCCGTTTCTGGTGGTCTTGCCATGGAGAATGAACATACATTCCTCATTGGCCGTACCCAGCATGGAATACCCGAGAGCCTTTTGCAGATAGTCGGCCTTATCTGCGTCATTGCAGGTGACTTCCTGAATAAACTGCTCCCACCGAGGACACTCAGCGTCTTGCAGAGTGTAGTCGAAATTGGTCTGCATGGTCAGAAAGTCGTGCCAATCATGCTCCCGGAACTCCATTTTTTGAAGGTCATAAGTTCCGTTCCGACAGTTAATGAGGTAGGGATTTGCGTCAAATTCCTCTGAGGTGATCGGCATGACGCTGGCGGCGTCCTTCATGAGCCGGTCACGGAAACGGCGATCTCCCATCTTAGAGATGAACTTCATGTACTCCCTGCGGCGGTCTTCATTGTCAATCTCCCCGCAATAGAGAGCCATCAGGCGGCAAAACTCTTTGATCTTCTCCGCTACAAGTAGAGAGCCAATGTCCTTACGCCACGCACCCTTTGAATAGGTGTACCAACACTTAACTTCCGGGCAAAACCGAGTATCATTCTGGTAGCACTCAGAAAACAGTTCCGCCATGCCGGACTCGTCCCAAGAATAACCGGTGCCGCTGATCTGGTGACTTCTCTCAGGCTTTGCCTCCTTGATGTAAAACATCTTCTGAGAGAGGTCTTTATCCATGATGTACCGGCCATTAGAGAGTTGAAAAAGTTCCTGCTCTTCGGTAGCCATGATTTCATCTGCCATTTCTTGAAATCCTCCTTACTGCTTTTGCGAGGGAAAGAAGAGAACACTCCTGAGCGTCCTCATGCCATAGAGCGCATTTCTCTTCGGAACACTTACTGCCTACAATCTCTACGGTTGCTTCGGTATTTCCGTCCGTATTCATAATGCAAATTGCACCAACCTCCCGCATAGCGGCAAGGTCTTTAGCGGAAATAGGGTCTACATTACGGAATAAAAGAAAATCATCTGCGGCCCCTTTGCGAAACGGACACTCCTTTTTATTTTCCATCGTTTATACCCCCCCCCGTAGAAGAAAGCGTTTTTCAAAGCCTTGTCCACATAGGACATAACCTGTGGTGAAAGAGTACAGATACACTTTTTAACACAGGCTTTGTCGATGACTCGTACCTGTTCACACTCCACCATGCTTGCTTTAATGCCCTTTCCCGTGACAATCACATGGGTAGGCATTTCCATTCTCTTTAACTTGGAGGTAAGAGGGACTACAATCGTGGTAGGAGAGTGTCTGTTGCCAACATCATTCTGCACGATCAGCCACGGTCGGTTTCCGCCTTGCACCCAGCTCCCGTCCACGATGGGAACATCAATCAGAACAATGTCCCCACGCCTGAAAGACTTCATATTGAAATTACCTCCTGTATCTGGTAACTGAATTCACGATTGTTTCAATCTCACTTCTGGAAAGTGGAGGCTTACACGCTTGCTGATTGGCAAATAACAGCTCTTTGTAAATATCTGCCTTGGAGTACCCCTGATTATGAAGCTGTCCTGCCAATGAAGTAAGGCTCAGGTTTCGGCTTCCGGTGGTAATGGGCGGGTATTCAGGTTTGAGTGTGATCTTGCCATGTTCCGGCTTCCGGTAGATAGGTGAGTATATCCGTTGAGAGGCGGAGCAACCGGCACCCTCTTTCGGAGCGTCAGGAAAATACTTGGACACCACATAGTCAACCGCTTCCTGATTTTCAATGATCTCCGAATAGAGCAAGACATTCCCGGTCATGATAAAGTACCGGCTACTCCGATAAATTTCCACGCCATTACGATTGTTGCGGCCCTTGAAGGGAAGATTACCTTTCAAAAGGATATGAACCCCTCGTCCGCTCCGGCTCTTCTCGGTGTAGGAGTGGCAATGGCTGATAATGTCTGAGGCCAGTTGATTTAACAGGCCATCGGCAAAACCATCGTCAATGTCAATCCCGATCAGACCGTCATCGTTGAAAACATACCCTGTGCCGTCATAAATGCCGTTTGCCACATTCAGCACAGCACAGTCAAAAGTGCCCCAAGTGTCAGGTAGGACAGAGGACGCAGCTTTCTTCTGGCCGGTCTGCATGGGAACCTTAGAGCCGTTCCACACATTGACCCATTGTGTTTTCTGCTTTAGTTCGGTAGGTATCTTTTCATACATGACTGGCACCTCTCAACTCTCATAAGGGGATTGCAGACTCCAATCCCAAGTTTGACCTCCCTCATAGGCATTGCGGAAATAATTGCGTTCTCCATCTCCGGTAAACCACATATAGTCCGAGGGGAGAACTCGGCCTACATCGGTTTCCCCGGATTTCTCGGCATACCACCGGGCCAGAACATCTTCACACAGGGCTTTAATTTCATCATCAATCGGGTTATCTACATCATATCCGGCGAATTGATATGGAGCGGTTACTACCATGACGATATTTCCATACCCATAGTCCACCCGGTTCAGCGCACACCACACACAGGCCGCTTTCTCTGTATCAGAGGGAATGCCCCTCGCCTCTCCCCATACCATCTTCGAGAGGACAGTGATCTCTTCCTCTGACCACGGTGAGAGAGAGGGAGAGGGGCTTTCTATCTGGTCAACCGGTTCGGTCTGAGTGGGAGGCTCCTGCTCATTGGGAACCGGCTCTGACGCACAGGAGGACAACAGGAGAAGGAAAATCGCAAGGAAGATCAACCAGACTTTATTCGTCATCGATCTTTTTCTTCCGGGAAGAGGTCTTCACCGTAGCGAAGAAATACTTCCCGTCCACGCAGACCGGATAGCCGGGAAACCGGTTGCTGGCTCTCTTCTTGCCCTCGTTGTAAATCTGCTCCGCAACTGCAATAGGCATTTCGCCGGACACATGATCGGCACCGGCCACCATGATATACGGGACTTTCCCGTTATTGTTCACGAATGTCATGAAGACTTCCCCTTTCTCTATTCCACGCTTCCACATCGACACCAATTTTCTTCAACTGCTCCTTACAGAGCCATGTGTAGTCATCCGGCATTTCGTAATGCTGGATAAGCCGGTCATGTTCTACTGAAAAAGCCTCATAGAACCGGCGTAACCGCTTAGGGCCAAATCCAAGGTGAACCATGAGGGTATAGAGAACCATAGCGTCAATATCATCGGTATACCGTCTATCGGCCTCAATGATTTGCCGATTGATCTCCATATCCATAGCCTTTTTCTCTGCGGCGATGAATATTGCCCCGTAAACCTTTCCTCCGGCCTTTTTAACAATCATGGCTTACACCTCAATGTCCTCAAAGAAGACCGGGTATCTAACCGATAGAAGGTCATAGAGCATTCTGGCAATTCGGCGCATATCCGGGTGAGCTGCGGGAGCGGAGCGAAGTTTGATGAAGTGCCGCCATTCCCGGAGATTGGCCGTCATGACCACTTCGGTTTTCAGACTGTTTGGTAACACAGACCGGGCCTCCTGCGGAGAACAACCAATGTCCAAGAGGGTAAAGTAATTTTCCTCAGCCTCCGAACAAGCCTTTTTCCACACGGTATAGGGGTAATACCCAGGAGAAGTCCACGCCGGAGAGATAACGGTGATCTCCGTACCGAACTGCTCTTTACTGTAATTACAGTACCGGGTAGACTCCTGACAATAGGAGGCCAGCCGGTGGCGGACGATCTCATGACTCACTCCCCGATCACAGATAAACCGGACGGTCACAACACCGTGTTCAATGACGGCCTCATGGCCTCTCTTCAAAATGTTCCTGACAAACTTCTCTGCACTGTCCTCGGTAATTTTGCTCTCGGACTTGTAGCAAGTGCGCCCAGCCTGTTCAATCAGAGAGAGAATGTTTGGATAAGAGGGAGCATTGACAAGCTCCACGGTGGGTTCAATAATTTTCATGGTCAGACTCCTTCCACATGATTTGCCAACATATCCGCTTGATGTGTCCAAAGGACATTCGGATAGGCTCTTACCGCTCTGGTGTAATCGTTCCACTCTTCTTTCTGGCAAAAGGCTCCCATGTGATACCTGATACACATGATCTCTTCCTCGGTCAGAGCGTAGAACTGAGAGAGAAGCATGACCGACTTATCCCCGTGTCCTTTCAGAAGAGTGTCCGGGTTATATTCCCAACGGAGAGGGTCTTCAATGATTGTTCCATCCAAAGTGACACCTTGCCGCTCCGGTCTGTACTGGTCAATTTTGCAGAGATCGTGGAACATTCCTACCAGATAGGGGGAACGGCAATCCTTCCATTTCAACTGACAACTTTCGGTCAGTCCAACCAAGTGCTTTGCCACGGAGAGGGAGTGGTCAAAGAGGCCACCTTCATAATTTCCGTGATACTTAGTAGAAGCAGGGGCGCAGAAAAAGCCGTTTTTCGTAATCCAGTCAATCATGTTGACCGTAACCAAAGGGCTTCCGTCCGGGAGTTTCATGAAATCCAAAAGGGCATTGAGCCTCTGATTGTCAGTCATGACACGCACCTCCCTCGTACTCGGGCCGATGAACGCTTCTTTCGGAGTCAAACCCTTCCGGGTATCTCTTCCGCAGCTTCTCAACATTTGCCGCAAAAATGTCATCCAAGTTTTTCCCGATTGCAGAAGCCGTAATTGCCAAATACCACGCTACATCACCAAGTTCCTCAGCAATGTGTTCGGTATCGAGCGGGTGTCCCTGAAAGGTCGCTTTCTTGATAATGTCAGCTACTTCACCGGCTTCACCGCACAGTCCAAGTGCGCCGTTCATTATCATGCTGTATTCGGAATAGTTCATGTCAGCCGTTCTCAGAGCGGCCTTTTGATATTCAGTTCCCGTCATGGCCTGCAACCTCCATTTCCAACACGGTCATGATTGCGTAATTGGCAAGGTCAATCAGTGTGTCCCTGATAGACTCGTCATCAACCTTCTGTTCCCCGGAACGGGAAAGAGTCTTGAACCGGTTGAACTTATCTCCCAGCCGAATACGGGCCATAGCCATACCCTCTTCAACAAAGGTCTGGTGAAAACTGTCCCCGTAATCGTGATTTTTCCGGGCATAGAGATCATTGATTTCTTCGCAAATCTCCCGGTGCATTTGCACCTTTGTCTTTGTCGTGGTTAAAGTATCTTATCCTCACTTTCCACAGGTTTTTCAACAAACCATTGGAGAGGGAGAGGGTAGATAACCGCTCTCCCTCGTCCGGTTTCACCCTAACAGGGCATTCAGGTCAAAAGAGGGCTTCTTTGCCGTCTGAGAGGCCGCAGGAGCGGGTTTAGAGGCCGGTGCGGGTGGGGGGGCTTCTCCTTCATCCCAGCCCTCAGAGGGCCGCTTATCGGCCAGCCGAGCGAATGTGACGGTCTTATCCGGCTTGTTCTTGTTCGGCTGAACATCATGCTCCACATCACACTCAATGAAGCACCCAACGAGGTCTTCATGGTCGATCTCAGTCAGGGAGAAATCATTGAGAGCGGTTTTGGCAAAGTAACTGAAAGCGTTCAGGACACCTTCATTGGGAGAGCCATCGGTTTTCAGCAGGGAGAAGCGTTCAATGTGCTTGGCTCCGCTCTGAGTCTGCATGGTGATCTCCAACTTGCCAAAGGCTTCCTTGTAGTTGACCGCTGTGATTTTGAATACATGAGTCCCTTCGGGAATGAGGGTAAATCCCTCACTCAGTCCAATTTTCGCCATAGTAGGTGTCCTCCTTAAACTTCAAGGTTTACCGGGAAGATGATACCTACAAGTTCGTCTTCATCATCCGGCAACTCGGGATATTGCTTGACCAACAGAGCCTTAGCCACGGTAGAATTCGTGTCAAGGTCATAGGCATACAGGATTTCGCACAGGTCGGACTTCTCAATCAAAGACCAGTCATCATTACTGATCTTGATGGACATAGTGCCGTCCTTGGTCTTAAAGACTCGAATGCAATCCTTGATACCGCCATCGGGGAAAGGCATAATGGCCTCTGCCAATTCTGCGTATTCGGTATGACCGATTTGGTCAATCATCTTATCGATTGCTTTCGGCATATCCTGAATAGCCTCCGCTGTTACACTTCTTACCGTGGGCGGGATAAGCATAAACACAGAGGGGGAGGCCAGCCAGCGGTCAGCGAAAGGAAGATCATCAACTCCCCGCTTGTAAATAACTCCGCTGGAAGCAAGGGACTTCACAAATTTCTCAAACTTCATAGCTCACCTCTCACTTCTTCTTGCTGACCCAGATAGCATAGACAATGCTTGCCATCAGCTCTACCATAACGGTAGCCAGAACACCGGCCACAAAGGGGTCAATATACATCGTTCAGTCCTCCTTAATCGCTTTCGGGGTAATCCGGTAACTGTCTTCCATGGTGGTGTATTTCTCCAACACACCGTCCGCTTTCATAGCGTCCTTATTGATCTTAGAGGTAGAAGTACGGCTGACCTCCCAAGTATAAGCCTTACCGGTGATAGACACCTTCTTGTCCCCATCCCGGAATTGAGCCATGGCAGACTTCTTAATCAGGTCAGTCAGGGTCTTATACCGTTTCTCGTCCTCCGCTACCTCTGCGGCATGAGCGTCCAGTTTGGCTTTCAGGGCTTCCGCCTCGGACACCAGATCAGCCAAGTCCGTTTCCGGGGACAGGTTATTGGTGCGAAGAACCTTCAAAATTTCTGCGTCCTGCTTCTCGTCATAGGCGGGAGAGAGGCCGGTTTCCACATGGTCTTTCCACCATTTCAGAGCCGGTTTCACATACCGCTTCTCGAAGTCTGGGTAACGCTCAGACACCTTGAAAGGCCGGGTAATGGTGTTTTCGGAGCTGCACACAAAATTCTCAGGGGCTTCGTAGTCAGAGGGGTCAAGGAAAGAGGCTACCATGATAACGCTGTCCACTCCCAGAAGGTGAGCATAAAGCGCAGCTTGCAGGGCATAATACTCGGGAATGTCCTCAGCCCAATCCTCTACCCGCTTGGAAGTCTTCATTTCGAGGACGGCCATGGGCTTGCCGGTCTTATCGCACAGCAGGTAGTCCCACATACCACCGAAGACAGCCACATCAGGGAAGAAATCACCGAAGGTTCTTTTGAAATAATCCTCCCCGAACCGATCAGTCGGAGTTACCAGATTGCTCATGAAGTAGGTGTTCTTCATGTATTCCGCCTGTTTCGGCTCGATAACCTTACCGGCCCTGGTGTAAATGGTGTCTTCATAGGTCTTCTGGTAGGTACGAGTGATCTCGCACCATACCTCAAAGGGAGTAGACCACGGGTTCAGCCCCAAAACGGTAGCAAACCGAGTTGCCGTCAACTTCTTAGGACGCTTGGGCGGAACGATCTGAATTCTGTTGTCAACCCATTCCATGATTAACCCTCCTGCGTTTCATACGCCGTCAGCATATCCGCAACTCCGGCAATCAGCTGGTCACATACATCAGCGGTGATTTTGGTGAACCCTTCGGTCTTCACTGCCACACTTTGAACAAAGGACTCCTGATCGGGGTCAAGTTCCATGAGCTTTTTCAGGGAGGTTTTCAGATTGGCAATCTGTTCCTCACTGGCGGCATTCTCAGGAGCGGAAGTCAGTTCAGACTTGATCTCCTGCCGCTGTTCCTGTGTGACAGGGGCTTTCCGGGTTTTCTTGGGAGTGGGAGTAGGAGCGTCCTGACCATCATCTCCACCGGAGATATTATCAATGCTGTCGGCCTCGATAATGTCAAGTACCAACTGCCAGAGATACCGGCGAATGTAGGTAATCGAACTACCAAGAGCTTGCATTTCATTCGTAACCACCTTACCGGTGTTCGAGATGATCGGGGCAATCTGGGTGAAAGGAACCTCAAAGACAACCGGCTCTTCCTCACGGTCATCACAGTTATAGACCTTGGCGGTAGCGTAGTCCTTACCAACGGTGGGAACCATCAGAAGACCAACCTCGGCAAAGATGGACTCTGCGGTGGGAACAATGTCTTGCAGCTCGAAGTACATGAACTCCAAGTGAATGTTCTTACCGGTCTTCTTCACCCCGGCTTGCAGGAACTTCAACCGAGCCAGCTGCAACTTTGCAAGGGCATTCATGGTGCTGTAATCAACAGCGGGAGCGGGTGTTTTGGTAGCCATCTCTTATACCTCCTGAAACTTCTTCAAAAATTTGTGAGAGCTGATATATTCGTTCATCTTAGCTCTTTGCTTTCCTGCGGCCCTGCGGCGGCTAAAGAAAAGCCGTCTGCGTTCCGCTCTTCCGGGATTTTTCTTCATGTTGAACCCTCCATTTTTTTTAATTGAACCATTTTACAATCGTATTTCCGGTGTAACCCTTTTCCCAAATGTACCAACCGTAGGCAACAGCAGAACCACCGCCATCTTTCATTTTCTGAAATTCTCCGTTTTTAGCACATAGAAGCCGGGAACTGGAAACAAAAATAACCTTGGGGGGGGTCTTTTGGAATAACTCTTTTCTGCCCTTTCCCTCCATGAAGGTCAGTTTTAGGAACATTGCTACATGATGACCCTCGCTTACAAGGGACAATCCTTTTTCAACAAATGCTTGTGCAAATTTATAAGGTGGGTTTGTGATAATGTCCCCGGCAAAGGGCCGGTCACACTTCAAGAAATCAATGCCTCCCTCACCATATCCCCGGTCAATGAGATCAGTGGCTTTTACAAGGTAGCCTCGTTTCTCAAAAACCTTGGCTAAATGTCCTGCACCACACGCACATTCCCAGATATAGGGAGAGAAATGAAACAGGTCACACAATAATTCTGCCGCACGAGGCTCTGTCGCATAATAATCATTGTGTTCCCGTTCTTTATCAGTGTGATTGGAGGCACCAATGGTCTTGAAAGTGGAAGTTATTGTTCCTGTCCAATCCTTCATACCGTGTCCTCCAACAAAGACAACAGGGTTTTCTTCACCTTGTTCACCTTCCGAGTATTCCTCTTAGGGGGCTTCTGCCCGAGAAAATCACGGACATATCGCTTTGCCAGCCGGATATACCAATCACGGTCAACTACATCAATGCTTAGGTGATTATCATTGTCCACTACACACCTTGAAGGAAGACCGGCGATCTTGACCGGAGTGCCGGTGGTGAGGTGCATTTTGTAGAGCGTCCCGAACCGGTGATCTTCGGTAGCATACACACGGTTGACCTTCTGCACAACATTCAATTCTCCGTCAACTTCATGAAGAGCGTCACCATACTTACTTCCGGCCTTGGCTACCAACTGGAAATCCAAGAGCCGATCACACTCCATAATGGTCTTCTCTACCGGTACACCGTAGGCCAGATAATCCTTGACGGCCCTGGCTACCACACAAGCATTGTTGTTGATGTTGAACGCTCCTGCCGGGGCAATTCCTCTCACCAGAACCCCGCCTTTGATTTTGGGGTCACCTTCAAAGGGAACCTCGACATAATTGTTCACATCTTTCTGGCAGATCATCTTTATCAGGTCTTCTTCCAGCTCAAAGCCGGTGCGCTGCTCCCACTCACCGGTGATCTCCTGATACCGGGGAACATCGGTATCATCCAGACTGACCATGATACCATCGGTGTTGAGCTGGATGATTTTCAGTGTGGGGCAACCCTGAATGAGATGGACGGCCATTTCGAGAAGCTGTAACTGGCCGGAAATGCAGACCGACCGGCCCATGAGAGGGTCATAGAGGTCATTGTACTTGTTCAGCATGGCACCGTAGGTGGTGTTCAGCACCAGCTTCAAGGCATTGGCCGTAGCCTTGTCCCCGGCCTTTTTCGCCTTGACCCGCCGCTCAATGGTGGCAGCGTACACATCCGGGGAAGGAATATTGCGGCTACAATACCCGTTCAAGATCATCTGGTGAGGATAGTAGCTGGCAACATCCTTATTGCGAATGGTGCGGGTTTCCGTAGCTTCCTCCCGGTAACAGGGAATGGCACCGTGAATACCGCCATAGGCGATTGTGCAAGGGCAGTCACCAACCATGATTTCCAGCTTCTCCTTGAACACCACCTCGCTCGGGATGCTCATGTCTTTCAGCCGGTTAAAGAAATCAAATACCTCCTGGGGGATATACTGCCGTAGCAGCGTGTCCGGGTATTTGTATTCCCTCTCGTCAAAGTGGGGTTTCTGCTCCGCATCAAGATAGGCAGCGGTCAGCTTGGCATTGGTCATGTAGAGAGCCTTGGCCGGGTAGATGCCCTTCTCTTTGCCCAGGGTCAATTTGCTGGACAGGTAGCCTTGCCGAAGGTCATCCAGCCGGTCGGTTGCATCCACATCATGCTTGCAGTAGAAGATGACCTCTTCCAGCTCTTCGGGGGTCAGCGGTCGATCAAGATTGAACGACACGGTGGTTTCCCGAATATCCATACCCAAGTGCGCTTCGATTGCTTTCAGGGACAACCCCATCTGGCAATCGTCCATGAGGTCATATTGGTCAAAGTAGACCCGGCTCTCACGGAGATCAGGATGTTCCCATCCCTCATGCCCCTGGACGATGATGAAATCATTGACCACCTTCACCTCTTCTGGCGTGTAGTCCGCCAGGACTGCTTTCAGAATGAATTGGTCATAGTGCTTATTGTTGAACCCGGCCAAAAGCGGCTCCTGCTCCATGAACTGTTTGACAGCCTCATTGTCGTTGTGAATTACGGTGTATTCCCCGGTGGCCTTGTGCTTGAACACGAAGAGCCAGTCAAAGGCGAACACCTCACAGTCGAAGATGAAGAGGCTTTCATTCAAGGGTTTCACCTCCAAACAGGTTGTTCAAGTACCTCTCTGCCAGGACTTCTTGTACGCCCTCCATGATATAGAGCATACACGGAAATGCCATCCCATTTCCCCACATTTTGTATTCTGCCGAGTCTTTGTGAGGAACCAGGGCGCACCAGTCTTTTTCAAAGCCTTGAAGAGATGCACATTCGGTAGGGGTCAATTTTCTGGCAAGATAAATCACTTCCCCGTATTCCGTTTCAGTGGGAACGAAGAGAGTCTGGTCATTTCCACAGGCCAGTGTTGCGCTCTTATCTTTCTGTATCAAAGCTCCCTTACCCCCCCCTCACAACCTCCACGAATTTTGAGCGTATAAGGGATTGGAACTCCAACCAGAAAGCGAGGAAATTTGTGATCTCTTGCCATCATGGTATTTGCCACCTCGGTCTGCTTAAATTCTCCGAAGGTGACTCCTTCCCATGTTGCCGAATGAGGACGATTGGCACATTCCCCCCCCCTGTACCCATTCGTCCGGCGAGGGTCTGGATTATTCCATCTGCTCTGAGGGTAGCTCGGCAGTCCTGAGCGTGGTTTTCAACTGCATAAACGCAATCGTGTTCAGAAGAGCTTGCTTCAACAGGGGGTCTAAGGGTTTTCCCCGTTCTTCTGACCTCCTTAAAATTCCTTCGCAAGCCCGTCCGCTCAAATAATATCCGTCCGGCACATTGTCCTCCAAGATCGAGGACAAGGAACACACGCTTGCGTCTTTGGGCGACTCCCCAAAATTGAGCATCAAGTCCTCTCCAAGCGAGAGAGGAATGATCTCCCAGGATGTAACCGGTGCGGGGCCATCTCTGCCTCCCTGACCGGTCTTCCTCAAATCGAGGAACGCTATCGCTTCCTTCGCAGATTTGCCAGAGCGTTTCGAGTACTGTTCGGAAGTCTTCGCCCTGTGTCGAGCTAAAAGCTCCGTAAACATTCTCCCAAATTGCGATTTGAGGAAATCGCCCATTGGTAGCACACCTCATTTCTCTGATTACTCTGACCGCTTCAAGAAACAAGCTGGATTGCTCACCGGCAAGACCCTTCCTATTTCCTGCAATCGAGAGATTTTGACAAGGGGAGCCGAAGGTAATAACATCAACAGGCTCAATTTTCGCTCCGTCCATCTTAGTTATGTCCCCAAGATGTTCCATTTTAGGGAACCGGGACTGTGTGACGGCTTTAGGGAAAGGCTCGATCTCGCTTGCCCACGCCGGGATAATTCCAACAGCGGAAGCTGCGAGAGGACAAGTCCCGCTACCATCGAACAAACTGCCTAATTTCACTTCGACACCTCCTTCAACATGATTTGGATTGTACTTTCAAGTGCTTCCGGGGTGACAGGACAAACATCTCTTTGATTAACGACTCGGGAGCGATTTTCCCACAGATAGAGGTGAGCGATTTTGTTCCTCTTTTTATTGGCTAAACCCGAAATTTCGATTTCATATCCATTTTTAAAATCACGATATATGACATTTTCAAAATCAAACCAAACGACTCGATAAGCGTCACCCATACAAGAACATAATCTGTGAATATAATCCAGTTTACTCAATGAACCGACACCTCGCTTTCCGGTAAGTGGTACACCGTTTCTTGAAGCTGCGGACAAGGTACTGAATGCCATTGTCCACATAATCATAGACAACAGGTGTCACCTTTCCTTCAAAGGTACGAGCAACCCGGCCCACACTCTGGGCAATCACGGCGTAATCCTTTTGGGGAGTCACCAGATAGAGCCGGTCAAGCCGGGGAATGTCCAGCCCCTCTTTTGCCAAAGCATAGGTGGCGAAGAGGAAGTGTTTCTTACCGGCTCTCATATCCTCAATGGCTTTTTCTCTTTGAGCTTTACCCTTTTTGGAAGTCATCTTCCCATCTACCATGACTGACTTATCTCTCAGTTCTTTTGGTAAATGCTTCATGAGATATTCCAAGTGAGAGAGCCTATCGGAGAGAATGAGATTGTAGTGACTGCCATTAGTCACCAGATCACAGACAATTTGCCCGTTCCGGCGAAAATCCTCAGCCAAATAATTTACCAGTTTGGCATAGATGATTGTGCCGTCCGTATCAAGGAACTCTTTGCTCAGGCCAATTTGCGTGTACCTGGGAAGAATGTCAACTGTCATGATCTTGTCCGCTACGGCCTCGTCCGGCACTTGATAGGCTATCTTTCCGAGTAAGGCGTAGGTAGCTGCGATCATGCCGTCTGCTCGGTGAACCGTTGCAGAGAGGCCATATTTGTGTCGTGCGGCCAGAGCATTCAGCACCTTAGAGAACTGTGTAACTGCGGTAGGTGTACCGGCTACTCGGTGGCATTCATCCACGATGACACAGCCCCATGTGTCCTTATACCGGTCAAGGTCAAGACTGCACATGGTCTGAACCGTAGCGAAAGTGATACCCCTGCCAATGTGGACTCTTCCCTCAGTGATCGTGCCGGTCAGGTCAGGGTTCATATACATCTCAGCCCGGTTTTTACTTTGCAGAAGCAAATCCCTTGTATGGGTCAGCCACAGCGTCTTTTCGCCTATCTCACAGGCCAAGGCAATTCCAATCTGGGTTTTCCCTGAGCCAGCTGCACTCTGCAAAATTCCTTTCCCAGACTCCACCAGAGCGGCTTTCGCCTGTTCCTGATAATCATAGAGAGGGATGACACATTGGAAATCTACCGGCTCCTGCTTCGCAAATTTCATGGACACATCAATGAACGGGGATAGCCTTAGTACATCATTGAAGCAACCATACGGAAGAACCAGTGTGTTTCCATCCCATTCCATCAGGTACAACTTTTGGGGAGTGTTCCCGAGCCATAGGTTCATTCTGGCCTTTTTAGTGTAGTCCGGGTTTGCCAGCACCAGATTTTTTTTACACCACGAAATCAATTCTGGTGAAGGGTCTTCAATGCGAAGACGGTTTGATACTACCATCCGCATTTCAACACCCACGCTTCCAGCGGAAGTCCACACTGACGAATATCTGGGAGATAGATGGATTTTCGGTTCAGCATGAAACTCTCCATGTCTGCCAGAGATAGGAACCAGATTTCTCCGTTTGTCAGGAGAAGGGCGAACCACCCTTCTCCATTTCCGGTCTGCCTCCACAACCTCATAGCGGAATACTGATTTTCTTCAATTCGATCAAGACGGAAAATGTTTTTCTCACACACCTTACAGTCAATGGGATAGGTGTTACCGTGTCGAGCTGCGATCACATCGAAAGGCTGACCCTGCTTATTCTGAGCGAGGTTGTGCGCCCAGAAGCCAAAATCCGAAAGCCTACGGCATAGCGTCTGCTCGAAGGAAGTGCCTACCTTGCGGTTATCATTGGTCATGGAAATCACTCTCCATTTCCGCAATGTGTACCGTCAGGTCGTGAACCTTGGCTTTCAGGTCTGTAATAGACCTTGCCAGATTGTTTTCTCGTTCGGCCTGTTCTTCCCGCAAGGCTCTGAAATACTTTAGAGCGTCAAAGCCCATATACTTGTCAATCAGGTATTCGAGATCGTCAACAGAGAACAGGGTTTCGTTCTTTCCGTCTATCAGCGTAATAACTCTTGGGTATTGCATATCTTCTCCTTTCTCACCGCCCCTTCCGGGGCGGGATGATACGGGATTTTGGATTAAACGCAGAAGCCGAAGGACACACCACTCGAGAGGCCGGCGGCGCCATCGGTGGCGTCACCCGAGGCGTCCACACCGCAGAACATGGTGGTGTCGCCGCTACCAGGCGAACGCTCCCACCGCCAATCCCGCTCACCGTTCTGCTTACACTTTCCGTATTCGGTATTCTCCTGACGATACCAGTCATACCACTTGCCTTCTCCGCCGATAGAGTAAATCTTCCGGCCAAAAATCTCCTGCTCGGAGAGGATAAACAGGGGATCAGAGGTCATCCCGATCTTCTGACTACCACCGCCCAGACAGGTTTCCTTCAAGCAAGGTTTGATGACACTGAGTAAATCGTCAGGAAGCAGTTCGATGATGGAATTGTTCAACATCTTGCGGAGCTGAGAATTCTGCCAACCACCCTTGTTCGTGTATTCCGGGTTCATCTGAAAATCATCATTGAGGGTTTCCACCGTTTCAAAGCTGATCGGGAGAACGATGTTATTCTTGTTCTTATCGTGATTGAAACCGATGATACGGACATGAATGGTGGTGCCGTCTTTCAACTGTACCGTCTTGGTATCACCTAAAGCGAACACCTTATCGGCCATTCCGCTCTTGTCGTACATATCAATCTCAGCCCAAGAGCAATCGTCCAGTTTCATCTTCGGAAGATCAGGAATACCGTAAATCCGGCCATCGGCGGGAACCTTGCAACAGGGACAAACAGGAGGCTTCTGCATGGAGGCAATGACTTCTTTCTGGTAATTGATCGTCCGCTCCATGCGGTCAAACTCAGCTGCAAGCTGGGAAAATACATTCCTATTCATGTGAAAATCTCCTTTTCAATTTTCAAAAAGTCTGGTATAATCAGATTGAGCATTTACGCTTGCCGTTCTCCGGTCTGCTACACCGGGAGCGGCTTTTCTTTTTCTGCGTGGGGCAAAAGGCTCCGGCCAATTTGCAGAACACATAGAAACAGGTCAAGGCTAAAACCATGTGAATTGTCCCGGTGCCAAGGGATAGCATATTCTGTTCCACGGCTCCGATTGTTCCATAGAGCCAGAAGAACGAGAGAAACGCCAAAACTCCGAAAAACCTTCTCATTCTGTTACCTTCTTCCATATGTAATTTTTGCCGGTTCTCTGTCTGTACCAGTCCTCAAACTCTTTCCGGTGCCCTTCATCGGTGAAATACTCCCGGACTCTCTGAACCAGCAACAGGCTTGCGGCTCTGGCCTGAGCTTGCACCTCTGGTACAAACACGCTCATGGCTCCTTACACGGCCCCATGCGCTCCTGATACTCTCTCAGAATAGAAAGGGAACGGCGAAGAATTTCGTCCGCCTTGCTACCGGTACGGACACCGGCCAGTGTTGCCGACATTTCAAACTTGTCGGTCATCAGTCCTTCATCGGACAACTGCCGAATGAGCCATGTGTAGGTCAGACTAAAACCTTCTACGAGGGTTCTGATCTGCTCTGCAATGCTGGTGCGCTCAGGCTCACTCAGCCGTACCACAGGTGCGTCAGGTGTCCAATAGGGGCGAGGGGTGGGGGTTACTCCCATCGTGTTACCTCCCTTCATTCAATTTACAACTAAAGTTATAAATAATCCTTGCCACCGAAATTCTCTTATGCTATACTGGACTTGCCACAGAACAATAAGCATTAGAGATTTCCTTATGACACAGGAGCCGAATTTCTTTTCAAAGAGAGAAATTTGACCCCTCGGATTACTGTTGCCTGTTTTATAACTTTCGTTGTTGTTATGAGTATATCTCACCATAGTAAGATTGTCAATAGGAAAATCTCACTTTATTAAAATTTTTGGAGGTAACTATGTTTTGGGAGAGATTTTCCGAGGAATGTTCTCTGAAAGGTGTAAAACCAAATCAAATAATCTCTGAAATTAAGGTTTCTTCTGGGACATTGACGAAATGGAAAAACGGAACCTTACCGAGTGCAGAAAATCTAATAACGCTTTCATCTTACTTTGGTGTAACTATTGATTATCTACTCGGATTATCTGAAAAAGTAACTCTCAAAGATCGCTTGTTTTCTCAACCTTCCTTAAATGAACAAGAAGTAGAATTGGTTAATTTATTCCGCTCTTGTAAACCGTCTGTGCAATTCCAAGTTGTTCATATTATGATGACGGAAAAAGAAAAAACAGACTCTACGGAAGAGTCTGCTATCGTCTAAGGTCATCGACCTAAATGAATGGAGAAAGACCCT